ACGATCCTCATTTCTGAGTCTGTCTGCTTCTAAAATTGGAACAAATGGAATTACTGTTAAAGGAGCGATACCTTTCATTAGTGTGATCGAGTCATCTCCAATCTCATAACTTAAATGGACGGGTCTACCATTTTTAAAACTACACATACACCAATATGATGTCATAGCGGCATATGCGGCTTTTGTAACTTTATCAGTACTAACCATATTAACAAATCTACTCATATTAGACTGGGACCTGTCAATAAGTATAAACATTGGGGTGTTTAGTGAGTATGATCCTGCTATGTATTGCAGTAATATAGTATTCATAGAGGAATCATTGAACATAGTAACTACTTCAGCTACTGTATCCTCACTACATCCGATAGCAAATAGTAGATCTGATATAATGTTAGGATCGTTCTGGACATCAGTAGAAAATAATATTCTCATCAATCCGTCATCTGTGATATCCCTAGGAAACAGTGGATCTGATTTGATAACGTTTAACATTGAAGTTAATGCTCTTGTGCATAATGATGATGTTGTACCCCAACCAAATTGGGACATAATATCATATACTCTTGGATGCAAAAAACATACTGGTCCATCGGAATGTACCTCATCTGCTGGTCTATCGGTTATAACTCTCGTAAAACTGTTTAACCATTTTTCTGAGGTTGAGATGGTATTTGATTTTCTATCTCTAAATGAATCTATACCTATGGTTTTTGACTTATCAAATGCAAATTCCATAACGTCTGCATTTGATCTAATGACATTCTCCATGGATCTCTTAGGCATATTCTCATATTTCATTTTTGGAGATATTAGTTTACATCCTATTGATTCTAATTTTGACATGGAGGCACGTGATCTTATTATGGCTGATACATCTAGTGATGATGACATTTCAGATATTCCTTTACTAAATGGTTTAATCAAATCCTTTGGATCGATATTTTTGGGTCTAAGATTGGCAGTAACCTTGAAATCACTCCTTTTATCAGAAGATATAATTAATCCTGCTATAATTTCTGTATAATCTTTAACTCTGTCTATTTTAATTGAAGAGTTTCTTTCTTGTATGTATTCAGATAGAGTTGAATCATCCTTCAACCACATACCCATAGCTGGATCTCCAGGAAAAGGATACATAAAGGGAGCTCTACCAACGCCACCCATGGAACTTGGTGTAAACCAGGATGAAATTGGTGGATAGTATATAAAAGAAACGTCTGGATCAGAATTTCGTATGCCTACCCTAAAAGAAAAACGCAAAAGGTGAAGCATTAAACTATATCTGAAAACTGTTCTTGGGTCGGATCCTCGAGAAACTATTAAATCACCTTTTTGAAGTTGTCCATCCATAAAACTCTTTGGCCCGTCTGACATTCCTACGTTCTCACTACCAAATAATTGAGCATATTTATTTGGTGATAGTCGGCCACCAATGATTCTTATTTTTAGATAATCTGATACGTTATATGATACCATACCTTTCATTTCGTTAGTTTCTTGTCCACACATTTTAACTACATGACTAACAACTCGTGCGAGGGCTGTAACCCTGTCTACTCCTATGGTCATATCTGAAAAAGTTCTATCTCTATCTGTTGCATAACTCAAGGTTAGGTCCATATTATCTGGATTTAGTAGCAATGTTGCTCGTACATCATCACCTTGTATTTTTATGTCTTCGTATGTTCCGAAGCCCATTCTCTGTACCGTTTCCATAACTTGGCCACACAACGCGGCATTCTGTGAATTATTAATGAGCATTGTAGCGTATTCTCCAGACCGTACACCATCCAAATATACGATATCACCGTTCGGGACCTTATAAGCAGCAGGCACACAAGGTGCCAAAACATGCATGATAGTATCAATTGAATCAAACGGTCCATATATACCGTTAGGAACTGAATTCCTGGATCCCTTAATAATCCCGTCTCTAAACGGTTTCCTGACATTATTAGATGTTTCTGTCTCATCATATGCCGTATAATCAGTATCAATTATTAATCTTCTATTTACCTTTGACCTTAAAGCGGCATTACCCGTAAGATGAAAAGCATCAATATGGTCATTAAAAGGGTTTCCCGTTTCGGTACCTAAAGTCATACAATTCGTATCGATTACTGGTCCATTATCGGTTATAAAGAATGTTGATTTGGGAAATACGTAGTTTGTATAGTTTTTCCTCATATAGTATCTATATAGTGGAGCATACATAAAGTATTCAAGTAGATATGGTGCTAATGGTTGCATTTGTACTGCACGTGTCGGTTTTGCAGTAACCCTTCTTGACGCCATGGATCCGGGATTATCAGCTGAAAATGGTATATAAAAGTCATCTACATTATTAATATCGATTTTCATATTTTCATCAGGCTTAAAAAGGGACGGCGATAAAGGATATATCATAGCTTTAGAAGTGGTTTTTATCGATACTTCGGACCCGTCAATCTTTCCCGTTAGCCTAATTGCTCCAATTCCTGCTGAATTTGATGTAAGTGCCTTTGGTATATTTTTAACGAATTCATTCCAACTGTGCATTCTCGTTCTTGAATTCACGTTATGCATCTCAGTGTATACAGTTGACATCATTTCTCTCAAAAGTTCTGTACTAGGTATAACATATTGCCCATCTGAATTCATAGTGTAAGGCTCAGGCAATCCAACATCTTTATATAATTCTGAATCTTTTGCATGTGTAAAAATATCTTTGAAAGTCACGTTAGGATTAGTACCTACATAACCAGTGAATGCCCTCAAACCGGAGATGAAACTTGCTAATCTAATTGACATTGTACCATGTGGAACACGAATACACATCTTAACTATTTTTGAAAGTTCTGTTTGTTTCATTGTAATTAGTTTTTTAATATGATCATTATGAGTTGATCCATATAATTCACTCCAATAAGATTCGTTAACTGATATTCCATTTAAATCATACTTTTGGTAAGTTACTGTCTCTGGTGAATTAATTAATGATATATTCGTCCCTTCACCTGATAGAACGGAAGTATGCATATATGCGAATCCAATCGGCCCTTTCACATCGAAGGTAAAACCAATTGGTGATTTACACATCCCAGATAACATCTGGTGACATAGTAAGTTAGTGTTAACTCCTTTTAATTCAAGATATGGTATCACATCATCTAAATAATCTGATATTATATATGCTAAATTGATGGTTGAGTATACCTTCTTTGGTGACATTGAATCAACGGTAACGCGTAATGATCCATATGGTGGATCATCACATTCATCATCACCTGACTCTCCCCACATTTTTGAAATCCATTTAAGAAATCCAAAACATGTTTTTACCTGTATACTATTAATTTTATCACCTAATGCGATTATAATTGATGGGATCATATTATATAATCTCATTGGTGTACCCGATTTGCCTTCGTTTAATCTAGATAACACCATTGATTTTTTATCTTCATCTAAACTTGGTATATGAAGTGAAGGAAGAACTTCACCATCATTAAAATCTTTTGAATTAGTATAAAAATCATGACCTGGTAGAATAGCTACCAGGTCGAAATTTTCTAAATATATTGATAATCCAACTCTTCCTTTCTTTTTGTTTGAAGATACTAGTTTACCGTCTACGGTGCCTGGCATATCATTAAAAACCGCTAAAGGATTCCTAAGCTGTACGTAGGATTTAAGGAATTCATTGTGAAGAGTAGATAATCTAATTAAAACTGACCTTTCAGTCGGTGTAGATAATGGACTAATCTCACTCATACAATCAACCAATTCATTAAATTTACTTGTTAGCTCATTCATCTGAGCAGTGGTC